GGATTTTCTTATTAGACATGAGAAATATGGTGGATCTGTAGCTCTTGAATTAAAATCTATAAATACAAGAGGTTTTGAAAATTTAAAACAAGCTAAACCAGACCATGCTTTACAACTACAGACTTATATGAATCTTTACAACGCTACAGCAAAATTTCCTGTAACACATGGTATTGTATTATATGAGAATAAGAATGATCAAAAATTAAAAGCATTTGTAGAAGAACTAGATCTAAATGTATGGAATGGAATAATAGAAAGATTATTAAACATTATGAACATGACTAAATTACCTGAAAAATGTACAGGTGATAAGTGGTGTAAATGCAAGGAGGTATAATGGAAGATGAAAAATGGACTCCCATAAAAGCTTTAGGGAGAGCTAGGAAATCAATCAATGAATTAATGATTCCCGAATTAACAGTAGATAAATCAGAAAGAACAGATTTAATATTTTCTGATGTATATAATGCTGGTAATGCAAAGCTAGAAGAATATCTAGTTATGTATAGTAGTTACAAAGCATATTTGGAAACTGAAATTTCTAGAAGAGAATCAGAAAGAAACGCTTTAGAAGCAGCCTTTGAAGAAGGTTATTCAAAAGCTATGTTTACCCTATATCAAGAAAGAGAAAATGAAGGTAAAAAGAAACCTGTAAAAGAAGAAATTAGGGGTGAAATATTTAGCAAATATCCCGGACTTGAAAATAGGAGAAAAGAAATAATTGAAAAAGAAATAGCTGTGAGAGAACTTGCAGGTTTATTAAATACATATACAACTGCATATAATACTATAAGCAGAATTGTAGCTCTAAGAACATATGGAGGTGAGAAATGATATTAGGATTGGATTGTTCATCTAGAACTGTACATGGCGTAGTATTAAATGATAAAGAAGAAATTGTAACACGATTTAAAACAGGTAAATATAAGGAAGATTTTGATATAAGATTTGTTAAAATAACTGATAATTTTGATGGGATATTAAGTAAAATAAAAGTAGAGAAAGCTTTTGTTGAAGCTGCAATTTACATACAAAATCCAAAATCTACAATTGAAATAGCTAGAGTTGTCGGTGGGGTTCAACTTACTTGCAATAAATATAGAACACCTTGTCAATTGGTGGATAACACTAAATGGAAGAAAGAGGTAGTAGGTAAAGGAAATTGTTCCAAATCCGATATTATGTCTTTTGCAATTGAAAAATGGGGTGATAATTTTGAGGAACAAGATTTTGCAGATGCAGCTTGCATTGCTTTATATGGTTTAAAGGAGGGAAAAGAAAATGGCAATACCCAGTAATTATAAAAAAGTAAATGATAAACCAACTTTTTATTATCATGAGAAAGTTGAAAAGAAGGTAGAGAAACCTAAAGATAGTTTACCAAAAGGTATGACTGTTAAAAAGTTTAAAGAGAAGTATGCTAAGGTCGTATGGTGTGATTATTATGATTGTCTACACAATGAGACTCCAAAAGGAGCTAGTAGAAAAATAGGAACTATATTAAATAATCCTCAATATCAATCTATTGGTACAAAAGATGAATCCTTTAAAGGTGTATGTGGAACTGATAAAAATGAAATAGCCATAAGATTTAAAACTATTATTGGTACAACTGGAGCAAAACAGAAAGTTCCTGAATGTTTTAACGCAGCAACTAATAAAACAGGTACTGTAGATATGAGTAGGCTTTTACAAAGTGATGGAACCCCTTATGGTGGAAGCATTGAATCTCAAAGTGCTGATCAAAATTTTACTGATTCGGCTGCCTTTGGCACTGAATGGAAGGGTAAATAATGCCTAAGAATTATCCCGAAGAAATAAAATTAGCAGCTTTAGAATTGTATTTAGATAATAAAACTGGAGCTCAGATTGCGGAATCCGTAAATAAACAATTTCAAACAGATGTTAAAGCCCCAACTATTTATGCTTGGGCAAGACAATATAATTGGAAAGGTGAAAATGCGGCTATGACTACTAAATCAAAAGAGATAGTAAAAGAAAAACATAGTCAAAGACTTGCAAGACTTCAAACAGAACATTTGGATACATATCAAAATGTAAGAGAAAAAGCAAGTTCTGAATTAGATACTTTAGAGTTTGATAGAGCTTTTGATGCAGTTAAAGCTTTGGATATAGGAATACAAGGAGAACGTAAAACAATTGAAGGAATGGTAAATCTACAATTTGTTCAAGATGTTCTTAATGTATTAGTTGATGAGATATCAGATCAACAAGTATTAACTAAAATTGCAACCAAATTAAAAACATTAGTACAGGAAAGAGATGACATTCAGTAAAAAACAGCAAGAGGCAGTTACATTTCAAGATGCATTTAGTAGATTAGCTGATGGATTAACTACTGGAAATGTTAGTTATCAAGTTGGAAGCTTTTATGAGTTTCTTAGAGATGTTTGGTCACAGAGTTTTGACAACCCTGAGTATTTTGGAGCTTGGCATGTAGGTGTTTTAGCTGAAGATATAGAGGAATGTTTAGAAACAGGTCTGAATTATGTTGCAGTATTACCACGATTTCATTTTAAATCGACTGTATTAGGGCATGCTTTTAGTGTATGGAGACTTTTAAAGGCTAAAAGAGATTGTTCTGTTTTATATTTGTCATACAGTGATGGTATGGCGAGATATCATTTGTCTGAAATAAATAAAGCTGTAAGTAGAAATCCTATTTTGACAGAACTTATGGATAATCGTTCTCCAAAGGCAGATTATTCATTTAGATATTATGTTAATAAAAAACCTATGGAGATAATGCATGGTGGTTTATTCTCTTTCAAACGTGGTATGCATGTTAATGGAGCTTTAATTGCCGATGATGTATTGCGTGATCCTGAGAATCCTTTAAATACTGGACAGATAACAAAAGTAGAAGATCATTTTATGACGGAAAGTATGTTCATTCCTTTAAAGGGTGTACCAGTAATTGTATTAGGTACTCCTATGATGCCCGGAGACTTATTAAGTAATTTACAAAAAGATGAAAGATTTAAATCAAGAGTATTACCAGCTCTCGATCCAACACCCGATAGAAAAGTGTTGATGCCAGAATTGTATAATGAAAAATGGTTATTAGAACAACAAAAAGCAAGACCTAAATCATTTGCTTCAGAGTTTTTACTAGTACCTCATTTTTCAACTGAGGCATATTTTCATGAAGAAGATATAGTTAAATGTGAAGATGAAACTTTACGAAGTGTATCAGTCCATCAACCTTTTAAAATGGAAGCTGGTGATCAACTTTTTGCTGGATTTGATGTGGGTAAGAAAAGACACCCATCACACTTAGTAATTTTTAGAAGAAGAGATGAAAAGATTGAACAAGTCCATCAATCATGGTTAGATGGTTGGGACTATTCAAAACAAATACAATATTTAAATGAGGTAGCAGAAAACTTTAGTTTACATAAAGGATATATAGATAATACAAGAGGAGAACTTGAAGATAGAGGATTAGATCCTGTGTGGCATTCTATGACCTTTTCACAAAAAAGTAAAAGAACTATGGCACAAATATTTGAAGAATATACTCATTCAGATAATTTACATTTAATAAAAGATGAAAGACAAAAACAACAGATTCTTTCTGTGAGTAATGACTTAAAAGCTCCTGAGACTCCAATGGGTCATGGAGATGCATTCTTTTCGATTGCTATTGCATTACAAGCATGTTATGAAACAACTGTTTATAAATATGAAAGCTTAGGAAGTTTGACTGATTGGTTGGAAGCAGTGTCGCCTGAAGAAAAGAATACAGTACAAGAAGAAGCAAAATTACCAGACCTGTCAAAATGGACAGGAAATGAGTATAATAAAGATAAGCAAGAAAAACAAAAAGCCCCAAATCCCAACTGCGATGAGTTGGTATGTATGCCCAATTTCTGGGTTGAAGAAAAAAATTTATGTCTGTACTGTGGTTACAGAGGATAGAAGGAGAATTAAATTGGTTACGCAATTAACACAACAGGCGGAAACAGTAGCAACAAGCCGATACTATTTAAAAGATGAAGACAACAAAATTATTGAAAACGCAGAAGAAATGTTTAAAAGGGTAGGAATAGCGATTGCTAAACTTGATATGTTGTATGGACGAATGGCTCCAGAAGCATCTATGACTGCGATAGATTTTATAGATATAATGAAAGACTTAAAATTTATCCCCAACTCACCAACTCTAATGAATGCAGGAACTAATCAAGGAACTTTATCTGCATGTTTTGTCTTACCTTTAGAAGATAGTATGGAAGGTATCATGAAAACAGCACATGACATTGCTATGGTTCAAAAATTTGGGGGAGGAACTGGGTTTTCTCTTTCTAAATTACGACCAAGAGGTGATCGGATAAAGACAACTCATGGAATTGCTTGTGGACCAATACAAGTTTTAAAAACACTTTCTAGAGTATCATCTATGATTACTCAAGGTGGAAAAAGAGATGGTGCAAATATGGCAGTAATGTCAATATATCATCCTGATATCTTAGAATTTATAGATTGTAAAAAAGTAGAGGGTGAAATACACAATTTTAATATTTCAGTTGGAGTAGATGCTAATTTTATGAAGGCAGTAGAATCTAATTCGGATTATAATTTAATAAATCCAAAAAATAATGAGGTTGTTGAACAACTAAATGCTAAAACAGTATTCAATAAAATTATTTATGGGGCTTGGAGAAACGGAGAACCGGGCATGGTATTTTTAGATAATATAAATAAAGATAATCATGTTAAAGAAGAATATGGTGAAATGATTGCGACTAATCCATGTGGTGAACAACCATTATTAGGAAATGAATCATGTAATTTAGGTTCTATTAATTTAGCAAAATTTTATAATGAAGATGAAAATAATGTTGATTGGTCAGAATTAGAAAGATCTGTAAAAACTTCTGTACATTTTTTAGATAACGTAATTGATGCTAATGAATATGCAACGCCAGAAATAGAAAAAATGACTAAAGCTACTAGAAAAATAGGTTTAGGTGTTATGGGATTTGCAGATTTGTTAATTCAGCTGAAAATTAAGTATAATAGTATAGAAGGACATAAATTAGGTAAAGATATTATGTCTTTTATCAGAGACAAAGCTAATAAACAATCAATTAAGTTAGCTAAAGAACGAGGTACTTTTCCTGCATGGGATAAAAGTAACTATGGTGAAGATGAGAAATATAGAAATGCTTGTCGTCTAACAGTTGCACCTACAGGAACTATCTCTATGTTAGCAGATACTTCTAGTGGAATTGAGCCAACTTTTGCATTGGCTTGGAAAAAATCTAATATATTAGAAGGACAAACTTTATATTATATAAATAAATATTTTGAGACAGATGCTAAAGCACATGACTTCTATTCAGAAGATTTAATGGAGCACCTATCTCAAGGAGGGTCATTACAGACTAGAGATGATGTACCAACATGGGCTAAAGAAATATATGTCACAGCTCCAGAAATATCTGCAGAAGATCACGTTGAAATGCAAGCAGTTTTTCAGGAAGATTGTGATTCTGGAATCTCAAAAACAATTAATTTTCCTAATGAAGCATCCATCAATAATGTTGAGTCAGCTTACTTATCAGCTTGGAAACTTGGTTGTAAAGGTATTACAGTCTATAGAGCAGGAAGTAGAGAAAAAGAAGTTTTGGTTAAAGGAACAGAAGAAAAAGAAGAAATTGTGAATGATCAATTAAATTTTTTCAATTCTATACAAATCCCCTTTAAACCTATTTCATCTGATTGTTGTGAGTCTCCTCAAATTATTATGGAGTCAGGTTGTGAGACCTGTAAAACATGTGGGTGGAGCATGTGTCATGTGGCATAAAATAAAAATAAACAGTAAAGTATAGAAAATAGGAGGTCAATTATGGCTATAGGAAGTTTATTAAGAGATAGAGATATCCAATATGTTGCTTTAAAAGATGAAGCAACTAAGACTTGGAGAATATTAGATTCGTGGAGTGATGCATTAAAAGATTTAGATGCAGAAGATGACATTCCAGATGATAACGATGCAGTACAAATTATTACAGAGGCAGCATTTATTGCTTTAATTAAAGAGGCAACTAGGCTTGGTGTGTTAGAAAACGCTTCATTAGGTGGAAATAATGTAAATGAGGATGATTTACTCGCCTTAGAGCGTGAAAATCAAGAATTACACGAAAAACTGTCGAAAATCGAAGGAAATGTAGTAAAATATAAAGAGGAACCAAAAAAACCTCAGTACTCAGAGAATTATGCAATAAAAGACAGAGCTATTCAGGCAATTATTAATTTAGCAGGTATGGCTGATGTTGAAAAAATTAGCGAGGATAAGTAAAAAATATGGCTAAAATATCAGAATTTCTTCCAGATGTGCCTCAAGTAGCTAAGACTATTTCAAATTTGAACGAACAGATTAATATGTTACAGCTTATGAAATCTGCTGGGGATACTGGACAAGCTCCTACTATTGGGTTGGATCATGTAGTCAATACATGGGTTCGACATCAAATGGCGTATCGCCAACAACTTGTAATGGATTTACAGACTATTACTTTTTCTGTACAAGAAATTAGAGGTCCATTAACACATATTACAGGTGAAGTATTTAGAAGGGGTATGAAAATTGTCCCAATAGTTAAAAACCCAGATAAAGCTCAACTAACTAGATTTAGTAGATTTTTAACTGATGCGAATGTATTTGACCAAAGTTTAGAAGAAGTATTAAGACAATTCCATTTTGATGTTAATTCAATTGATGATGGATTTTTATATTTAGCTAAAGAATATGAAGAGTTGGGTGATGGTAAAATCGGTGCTAAAGTTAAAGAAATAAGACGTTTAAACCCAGCTTTAGTAGAGTTTGATTTAGATGCTGCCGGACTTCCAAAAAATGCTCATTTTATTTGTCCATTAGACAGAACTGATATAGCTGAAGAACCGGGCAAATCTAAAAAAGGATATAAAAGAATTCCTGCAATGTATAAATACTATCACAGGAATCAACATATGTATTTGGCAGATTCAGAAGTAATACATTTATCTAAATTCTCACCATCTGAAACTTATGGATGGTCTCCTATTTTAACAGTGTTTGAAAAAGCATTGACTCTAATAGGTATGGATAAAAATTTATATAGATATTTCTTTGAAAGAAAAATGCCAGCCTCTATGATTATGGTAACTACTGATGATCCTGAGAGTTTGAGAAGAGAAAGAGCTCATATTGCAGCTCAAACTAGACTTGATCCAAACTTTATTCCTATGGTAGCAGTATCATCTAGAAACAATAGAGGTAGAGTTGATATGGTAAGATTGTTCCACACTCTTCAAGAGATGGACTATATGCCAATTAAACAAGAAATTAGAGAAAGAATTGCATCTATGTGGGGAGTATCTCCTACATGGCAAGGAACACCTGAAGCATTTGGTGGTTTATCAAACACTACACAAAACTTAACAGTAATGAGTAGAGTGGTAGAATCAGATCAAAGACTATTCCACGACAAAATTTTTCCTGAATTGTTTAGAGCTTTTGGAATTACAGATTGGGAAATTGAATTACCACAACCTGAAGAAAAAGCTGAAGCAACTATTATTTCCCATGCTCAACAAAAAGTTGCAATTGCAAATCAATTAGCACAATTAGGCTTTACTATTGAGTTGAAAGACCCTGAAGTAGATATAAAAGAGGCTGAATTTCTAGTTAGTGGAGAAGCAGTTCCAGCAGCTAAGATGCAAGGAGAACAACAAGCAATGCAATTAGAACAACAACAGCAGCAAATTGAACAGGCTAAACAGCAGGCTGAAATGGCTCAAATGCAATCAGCTATTGAAGAGGGAGCTGGTGAAGAAGGTGGTGAAGAAGGCGAAGAAATGGAAAAAAGTATCCGTGGATTTAAAGATTTAGATGAACTTCTTGACTATAAACCAAAGGAAAAAGCAGAAGATGAAGAAGATGAAGAAGATGAAGAAGATGAATATTCACATGTGGAAGAAGTTGAAGATGAAGAACATGATTATTAGGAGATAATATGGTTTGGATACAGAAACAAGGTAGAGAGGGCTTAATCCCCAAAAAAATTTCTGAAACTGTTCACCCTAAACAAGGGCTTCCATTTGAACGTAGAACTACTGTGTATGTGAAGCCAGAAGTTCCTGAGTTTGTAAATGAATGGTTAAATAATTTTGATTCTAAAGTTCCAATTTATTTAGTTGGAGGTTCAGTTAGAGATTCTATATTAGGAAAAGCTCCAAAAGATGTAGATGTAATTACTTTTAGTCCTAAAAAAGATGTAGAAGCAGCTCTTAAAACCGTTAAAACAAAATTCTATCAAGGTGGTAAAAATTTACCTAATTTAGTTACTGCCAATTTAGGTAAAAACCAATTGATTGATATTTTAAGTACGGACACAGATATCGAAACTGAATTAGTCAGAAGAGATTTCACTATAAATGCAATGGCTCAAAAACCTAATGGAGAAGTTATTGATCCTTTTGGAGGACGTAAAGATTTAAAAGAAGGAATTTTAAGATCACCTAAAGATGATAGTGATAAAGTTTTTAAAGATGATCCTTTAAGAATGTTTAGAGCAGCACGATTTATTGGGCAGTTAAATTTAAAACCCCATAGTTCAGTTACTGATGCTATTAAAAAACATAGAAGTTTACTTGAGGATTTACCAAAAGAAAGAATTGGAAAAGAACTTGGACTTATATTATTTTCAAAAGATCCAACTAAAGGATTAAACTTTCTAAAAGAAAATGATATTTTAAAATATATTGACCCAGCTTTGCAAAGAACAGTTGGATTTGTTCAAAATATGGATGGACATGATAATGATGTCTGGAATCATACAATGAAAGCTTTAGAACATCATATTAAACAAGATGAAAAATATCCTGATTTAACTACCAGACTTGCAATATTATATCACAATGTTGGAAAACCTGCAACTGCCGATAAAAATAATAGTTCGTTTAATAACTATGAAGGAGTGGGGGCTCAATTAACTGAAGAAGGACTTAATATGTTACGTTTTCCTGCTGATATTGTAGATACAGTTAGAAAATTAGTTCAACACCACACTTCTCCTAAAACTGCTAAAACAGAAGGAGATCATAGAAGAATACAACTTAAATTAAGAGATGACGTAGCGAAATTAAATTACTTAGCTACTGCTCATGAAGTTGGTAAAGAAGGAAATACAGATGCAGATACTTCACATATTGTAAACTTTCAAGATAGAATTGATAATTTAGAGCCTGTAGAAGCTGAAGGTGAAGGTTCCTCTAATCTTTCTCCATTAAGTGGTAAAGAAATAATGGATGAACTTGATATTAAACCTAATAGAAAAGGTGGTGGGCAACAGATAGGACAAATTAAAGACTATCTCAATACTTTAGTTATTGAAGGTGAATTAAAACAATCTGATAAAGAGACAGCTTTAAAAAGAGCAAAAGCATACAATTCAACTTTCACAAAAAAATCCAATAATGTTTTAAAAAATTGGTTAAATATATTAAAAGCTGATGATGATGGGATAGATATACATCCAGAAACTGGTGAGGTTTCTTGGAAAGTAGATAAAGTAGCCCATAGAGAATCAATAGAAAATAAACAAAGTGAATTATTTGATAATAAAAGACGTAACTTAAAGTTAGTTCCAAGAAAACTTACAGATAAAAATGGTAAGGAAGTTACACGATGGTGTAGACCGGGTTGGGAAAATGTACCTCAATCTGAAGGTGGTATGGTCACAGATCCTAACTCTATGTATTTTGGAAAATTCCCTATAAAAACTCATGGACATGATCCTTTCGATCCTAACTCAATGACAGAAACCAAAAAGGGTGACAAATTTATTACTGGTGTTAGATTAGCTCACGAAGATGACAATCATGATACACATAAACACTTCACAGGTGAAGGTAAAAAGGGTAAAAAGGTTCCATGGGGTATACATGATATGCATATAAGCCATGATCCATATGATGAATTTCTACATAAAGGTAAAAATAAAGCTACAGGAAATCTAAGTAGATCTCACGGTCCGGGAATGACCGACCCAGAAATTATAGCAATAAAAGATATTCAAAAAGAATATCAACTAAAAGCTCTACGAAAACAATTACCTTTATTAACTACAGAACTTGATAAACAATATAATAGTGAAACACCTGATGTAAGAGCTTTAATTACAGGTATAATGATGGAAACAGGGCTTAGGATAGGGAATCCTGCTGATGCAATTAAAAAAATAAAAGATCCTAAAGTAGCAGAGTCATATGCAACTTCTACATTTAAAAAGAAACACATATCAATAAAAGGTGATACAATTAGATATAATTTTCCGGGAAAAAATAAAACTATTCAATCTGGTTCTTTTAAACATAAAGGATTAGCAAAAGGTTTAGAAACTATTTTAAAAAATAAAGAAGAAG